AAACTAACCCTACCCCCCACCTTGTGGGTGGGGGATAAGATTAATTACTGAGATTAACCGATTGAAGAACCAGTCTCAATACGGTAAAGCGATTCGTTACGGAATACGTTGAAGCCAAGAACGCCGTACCAACCCATTGGGCGGTGACGCATCAACTTGTCAACAACTGGACCGATAACCACATGTGGCTCTTCGGCAACTGCTTCCGCAAGTGCTTGCTGACCAGCAATAAAGGTACGGTATACCTTCGTCTTCTTCTGTGCAGCAATAGTTCCACCTACAGTACCCGTAAGAGTAGTCAGGAAGGTGTAAGCACTGGAAGAAGTTACGGTAATCTGGTATGTTGCATTCAGACCAGTAACACCAGTCGTACCAGAAATGGCAATGAAATCACCAGTTGAGTAACCATGAGCAGATGAAGTTACAGTAGCGGTAGTTCCATCAAGTGTGATTGCTGAAGGAGCAGTAGCAGAACCACTGTTAGCACCTTCACCAGAAACACGTAGACGTGGAGACTCTACAAAGTATGCACCTTCAAATGAGCCGATTTCTCCAGCCCAAATCTGGTCATTGCTCTGGTATGCGTGTGGGTCACGCCAAGCAGCCATACCAGTTTCTGCACGAAGGTCGTGAGCAACTTCAGGATGGACACCAGCCCAGAACATGCTGCCCTTACGAGCAACAGCATTGTTAGAACGCAACTTAGCAACAGCAAGACGAATGTCTGCTGCACGAAGGTTGTCAGTGCTAGTTAGAGCACCAGTAGAAGTCTTACGTGTACCAGAAGTAGCACCGTACACTACGTTAGTACCAGTAAGAAGTGCAGTCTGTGCAAGTTCATCAACAGAATCTGCCATGTTGTATGCAATAATATTAGCAATTGCAGGGTCAACATCAGCAAGGCTGAAGAGGTTCAATGCACGAGTAACAAGAACAGCATTACCGTACTCGTTAAGCGTTACAGAAACAGACTTCGGTGTAGCCAAGGCTACTGCATCTGGGTCAACAGTTTCCGTAAGGTTACCGCTAACACGAGAAAGGTCGTTGTACAACTGGAAAGTTACACTAGAACCAGGATTAGTCAGATTAGCAGGACGCTTATCTGAGATTGAACGAATCATAGGCTGGGTACGGAGGGCAAACTCGACTAAGCGGTCATATGCCTTTTGTACGAGACCAGCACTACCAGTGCTACCACCTAGGGAGGTGGAAGCGGTGGAGGTATAGGCGTTAGCCATGTTGGTTTCCTTAAGTTAGATTGATTTGCGATTAAGTACCGTAAATCATTGATAGAATTTCATCGGCACTTCCTGCCTGATTAAGACGAAGCATCAAATCTTCTTCTCTATCAGGAGATAAAGCACCAGAAGTGACAATATCCATCTGACGAAGAGTAGCCAAATCCTGCTGATTAATATCAGTCTGAATTGATTCTTCCTCATTAGATACTGAAACACCAAAGACATCGGAGTACTCATTCAACCAGTTGTCGAACTCTGCACTATTTACATCCATATCTTGTGGAATGAAAGCAGCAATCTTTGGACTGATGCCTTTATTTTCCAATACTGATTTGACGCTGAATTCCCGTTGGTTCTTACGTAATGAACCAAGTTCGGATTCTAGTTCCTTAATGCGCTTCTCTTTGGCACGGTCTGAACGCCGCAACTTCTTAACAACATCATCACCCGTTGCACGCCTCTGAGGCGTTGGTTGCTCTTCAAAATCGTCCTCTAAGAAATCATCTTCGAAGTCGTCATACCAGTCTTGATTATTGTTGCTCATCGCAACCCTTCTCCCTTATTATGTTAGTTTAACGTAGATTCGCACTCCCACACAGGGGTATGTGGGTTGGTTTCTACTACCGTTCTTTTACGAGGTAGGGGACGGTCGGTCCTACCTGATTCTATAATTGTCCAGCACGTTCAGTTGAGCCAACGCCAGCACGGAAACGACCAGAACTAAACTGGCCACGTGCCTGTGACTTCAACTGTTGAATCTGCTTAGAGTCTTTACCAAGAACATTCACATCTTCAAGACCTGTCAGAAGGTCACCAGAGCCACCAGTCATACGTTGCGTGGCTTGGAGTCCTGCAAGTTCTTGCTGAGTCTTAGCGTATCCTGCACGTGCATCAGCACGAGTAATACCCATCTTGGCAAGTTCCTCAGCAGAAGTCTGTGTTTGCATACCAAACTCACTAGCAGCAGCACGAATGTTTGCTGTAGCAACTTTTTTTTGCAACTCTTTGGCACTCTCAGGACCACCCACGAGGGCTTTAGCAAGGTCTTGACGATTTAATGTGGGGAAATTCTTTGCAAGTTCAGCCTTAAGATATTGGTCAGCATTATCTATAGCATCGAAAGCACCAGATAGGCGGTCGCTAACTTCACTCAAAGAAACATCATTACCAATAACATTAGCAATATTTTCATTACTGCCCAAACTATTGAGTCCATACTTATTGAACTCTTCCTTCATTTGCTGTGCAAGGACACCATATTGGGCTACACTAGGAATGTGAGAAATGTTTTCACCAGCAGCCTGACGCTTCTTCAAAGCCTCAATACCAGCAAACCGTGCCTTAAAAGATGCAGGTGCTTTATCTGAAGCAAGAACTTGGTCAGCAATCTGACTAGTCTGATATCCCTGCTTGTAGAAAGGAGTAGATGCTTTATACAAATCATGAAGCCAAGGAGCTTCAACACTAACATCAGCAAAATATGGTTTAAAGTAGTCAGCAAAAACTTGATATGCAGGAACTTTTTGTGCCTTAGACTTTTCGTTAGCCATACTAAACTCCAAATCCCATAGCAGAAGCGAATGATGAAGCCATATCTAAAGCCTCTTTATGTGCCATAGCACCATACTGGAAACGACTATCATCACGAAGAAGATTGCCAAACTCATTAGTTGTCATCATGCGTGGCTTACCACTAGCATCAGTAGCCTGCAAGGCTCTAGCAATAGTAGGGTCAGTTAACTTGATAGAGTTAACAGGAATGTCAAGCATCTGTGACATAGTATTAGTGTAGTCTTGTGCAGCATCTTTAAGAGTTAACGTAGGGTCTGCCTTCAACTGGTCAGAGAAACTACCATATAGGGCCACAGCACGTTTCTGCATGCTATTCTGTACTTTAGTCTGGTCAGTATCTCCCTTAGCAATTTTAATAGTATTACTTAAGGCATCAGCACTACTCAAACCCATATCATTAGCATACTTAACTAAAGTATTGTAGGTGTCTCCTGCAGTACCACCAAGTGGTTTACCTGCAGCAATAGTTTTACCAGCAATCTGTTCAGCATAGTTTAAAAGATAACTGTTTTCATCAAAAGAATAACTAGTACTAGAACTAGTACTTGTGCTAGTATCAACATTTTTTTTAGTTTTACCTGAACTTGCACTGGCAGAAATAGTGGCATACTGTTTTTGTAAAGCATTTAGACCTTTGACATATGCAGACTTTTCTGCAGCAGTACCACGACGACCAAGAAGTTTTACAAGAATCTGGTCAAGTTGTGACTCGGCAGAAATCTTTGGTGTAATACCAGTACTTCTACCACTGCTTGAACCAGATGAAGGATTATTAGTACTACCAATATTATTGTTGGTTGCTAGACTAAGACTGGCATCTTTTGCATTAATCTTGCCATCTTTATTTACATCCTGTGATGCTAAAGCTTTATCTTTATCATTAATTTTACCATCACCATTGTAATCATAATCAGTCATTATTCACCACCTACAAGTGCTGGATTGATAGGATTCAATTCGTCCTGAGATAAATACCTATCATACATCAAAGCAAAATCCTTATTCTTATTTTTAATAGTAGTACCAATAATACTCATGTACAAAGCATACTTTTGATTAGCAGCAGCAGTAATAGTAGTATAACCAGTACGCTGAGCATTCTCTTGGAATGCAGAAACAGCAATAGCACGATTATTCATATACTCACGCAAACCAGCAATAGCCTTATTTTTACGACCTACAGTAGTCATGAAAGTTTTATCTTTCAAGAAATAGTCAGCAATAGCAATATAGCGGTCGCTCTTGCCAAGTTCAATAGATTCATTCTTAGCGGCCCAATAAGGGAACTGCTTAGCGGTAACTGTATGGAAGATTTCTTTAGCACGCTTTACAGCATCAGAATAATTAGGGTCTTTAATATCAATACCCTGCGCAGCAGCACTAGCAGATAACTGGTCAATGTAACTAAAATATAAAGCCCATCCAGCATTCAACTGTTGCTGCTTACTGGCCTCTTCAGGAGTAAGATTTCTAGTCTTTAAAGGTTTACCATTAATATTCATTCCATACATTGCATCATCAGCAATAGGACTATAAGTATTATCCTTATTAGGAATATTAAACAATGCACCAAGGAAAGGATTATTTGTTTGATACTTATCAACATGGCTGAAAGATTTCAGATTAGACTGAATACCAGAAATAGTCGCACTATTACTAATAAGACCATAACGATTATCTACAGTACTAGAATTCAATACTGATGTAATAGCAGAAGCATTCTCATAACCTTGATTTTCAAGACTTTGAGTAAACTTAACCATACCAGCATTATAGTCACCACCAGCAGCATTAATAGCAGCATTCATCTGTTGAGTTAAATCAGTAGTAGTTCCATAAGCAACTTTACCAGCAGCAATAGGACCAACAAAAGATGAACCAACTTCAGCAATAAGAGACTTTTTAGCCAAAAGAACAGCCTGCTTATTAATATCATCAGGATTAAGAGGAGCACCATCCATCAAAGCCTGCATAGTTATTTCATCACGAGCAGCAGAAAGACGAGTATCCCAACGCACCTTAGCCTGAGGAAGAGGAAACTTACCCTCAGACAATGCAGCCAAAGAAATAATCCAAGAGTTAACTGGAAGCACAGACTGGGCAAGATTGCCCACAATACTAGTATCACCCTGTTTAGTGTAGAAAGGTGTAATATAAGCACTAGTAAACTCATCTAGAGTCTTGCCAGTATGCTGTTTAATAAATGGCTCAATACCATCTTTCTTAGCAGCCCACTTCATCATTTCTGCAGTTAGAGTTCCAGAACCTGGAGCACCAAAAGTTGGAAGGATAGGCATCTGACCTTGGAAGATAACATCCAAATTAGTTGGAGAAATCTGTGTACCAAAAAGCCAATCCATGCGCTGCTTGTCACCCTGAGTATCCCAAGGGTTGCTTTGGCTGACAAGGTTACCTGCAGGGTCAGTAACAAGACCACTACGATAAGGAATATTATATATTTTAGCAAGCGTGTATGCTACACCAGGATTACGCAAAGAAATACCGAGCCAGAAACGGCTAGAGTTTTGCTGAGCCATAAAGAATGGTGTAACAAAGCGAAGGAACTTACCTGGGTCTGTGTGACGTTCCACGCTGTACAGGCGTGTCATCAATTCCTTGTAGGCACGATTAGTTGCAGTAGCAGTAATCGCATCCTTGCGGTTTTCTATAAGACTCTTAATCTGAGCATCAGTAATTTTAGGATTACTACGACGTGCTTCTTTTTCAAGATTGCGTGTAATACGTTTTGCTGATGCTTCATAAGTCATGTTAAAGAAAGGATGACGTACAGCATGGTCCTCTGGAAGAGTACCAACAATATGGAAAATTGCTGATACAGCATTTTTGTAAAAGTTAACAAAACTATCATTAGCCTGCTGAACAGCATGCATAACATCATGACGGTCACGGTAATGAATATCCAAAGAGTCCTTGACAGTTAAACCATCAAGAGCCTTCTGGTATAGGTTACCATAAGACTTACCATTTTCTGAACTTACCTCAGGAAGATAAGACTTAATCTGGTAAGCCATTTCATCAATCATATTATTAAAATTGTATGATGGATTAGACATGGCTTTACCACGTTCAATCATGTTTTGCTTTACTTCAGACTTCCAACGACGAGCCTCAGTAGAATTTTCAGAAATCCACTTTTTAGCATTGTTCAATGCTTGACCTGAGTTTACACCATTGGCCAAATCTTCAACCATGCGACGTGCAACAACATCACGCATCAAAGCATTGTTTACATAGTCTGCATGGCCCTTAGCCCAGTTCTCATTTGAACGGTCGATACGGCGACGTGAATAACCAGAACTCAAAAACTTTTGTCCAGTGATACGACGGTCATCTGCAAGAAGAGCAGTAGTAGAGGCAGCAGAACTAGTAAAAGTACGAAGCATGTCTCCAGCATTACCTGCAAGAGACTGGTCAATGTATACACCAGGATAGATTTCTACATGGTCCTTCTTGCTGAAGGAAACTTTCTTACCACCAATAGAGTTAACCTTATTGACAATAGCATCTAGTTCATCACGTAGTTCACCACGCTTGATAAGATAACCTGCAGTCAAGTCTGCATGGTGATGTAGACGTTCAAGACCAAGTATAACATTCTCTAAAGCGTTATTGACAGTATCAGCACCACCAGCACTATGCTTCTCTAAATCAAGAAGAGTCTTCTTAACTTTAGCAGAATACTGTGACAATCCTTTAGCCAAATCAGCACTATTGGCATACTGTGAAATTCGGTGAGCCTCATTGTAATTTTCGTCAACAACAGCCTTCAAGAATGCATCAACATTCTTTTCACCAACATTAGGTTCAAGAATATTAGGAACAAGGTTGTTCTGCAAATACTTTACAGCAGCATCTGCTTCCTTAATGCCAGAACTCTTGTACCTATCCAAGTAACTAACATTCTTCTTAACCATGTTAATGGACATAGTTAGGCCATCAGTATTCTCAAACTCTTTACGTTGGACAGCATCAAGTAAACCCTTACGGGTTTTAGAGATTAAACTTTCACCAGCCTGACTAGGCTTGCCAACAGTTTTAGTCAACTTTGATTCAAGAGCAGAAAGTTCCGCATTGGTTTGACCAATATCTTTTGCAGCCTGCTTTGCAGTCTTACGGAAATTACGGTTATGAACCATGCGCTTTACTGAACCAGGGTCATGAATACCCTTAAGCATATCAGTCCATGAGAAACCATACTCTGCAGCATAGTCAGCCATAGTGAAACCAAAACGTAGATGGCCTTCGCCAAGGTTACGAGTAGTGTATTTGAGACTCATCAGAGTCACAGGCTTCCATACATAACTGTAGAAAGTATCTAGACCCTCAATTGCTAGGTCCTTACCAGTACGTGTCATGTTTTTGACAGCAGCGACGTTAGCAGAACCCATACCAGTAGTTCCAGATAGATGTGCAGCCTCTGCACTCTCCATCATTTTGCGAACTTGAATATCACTAATGCTATTGCTAAGGATTTCATCCATAACATTACCAAGAAGAGTACGATTCTCACCCATAACTTGGTCAAACATATCAAAATCAATGCTAAAGTGTGCATTAGGTACTTGAGTTTCCATCAAAGGCTGCTCACCCATAGCATTACGTACCGCTTGACGGTCAACATCTTCTGCAGAACTACGTCCACGTGCAACAGCACGTTCCAAAGCACCTTGTTCAACAATATCATCAAGGTATGCATGAGAAATTGGGTTGCCTGTTAGGTCATCAATGGTAGTGTAACCATTTTCCTCAGCAAAAAGTTTTGCTTTTCCACGAAGTTGCGCACGAACAGTACCATTAACAAGTTCTTGAGCAAATACTTTAGCAGATTCTAACTGTGCCGCATTCATGGCATCATATTCTTTGCCATAATGCTTCTTCAGTAAACCTTCGATACCTCGTGCTTGAAGATTTTCAAAGAAATTATACTGTGCAGACTTGCCAACTAGTGAATACATTTCATTCTGCAAAGAACGCTGCTCATCAACTGACATGTTAGTAAGTTTAGCAATCTTACGGATACGTGCATTACCTTCTTGGAAGGAACGACGACCAGGTGCACCACCAATAAGCGCAACACCTGATGGTGCTTCATGCAATGGGGTATTAGGGCTCAACCACACCATGGTGCGACCGTAGAACTTTGGGTCTTTAAGATTGCGGAACATTTCACGCTGTGTACTAAACTTCTTAGTACCATCAACAGTAATGAACATGCCTGAAGTATTGGCCTCTGCAGCCATAGCCTTTAGACGCTCAGGAAGAGCATACTTAGACCAAACTTTATTATCAATTACTTGCTCATTGCTAGTAATCAAATCAGTTGGAGCAAGTTTCCTTGCAATCTTTTCACCCTCATCGTCAATAGCCTTAAGACTCTTGTGCATATCTGCCTGTGCTTGAGAGTACGCAATATGCTCTTCAGGAGTTGGGTCTGTATTTTTTTGAAAAGATTCACGAAGATTCTCAAGTTGTTTTTGAATCTTTTGAGTAGAGTTGCTATTTTCAAGCAACTGTGCATGCAAAACAGAACTGCTTGCAACAATTTTATTGTAAGACTCTTTGTGACCTAGTGCTGCACCAACAAAGTCAGCAAGATGTTCACGTCCACCTTCTTTGTATGCTGTGGAGATAGCGGTGGCTAGACGTGTAGGGTCAGTAGAGTTAGCAACAAAGCCATAGTTAGAAATTTTAACAATGTCTTCTGGATTCTTTTCAACAAGTTTCATGAACTCGTTAGCACCAGAACGTACAGTTGGGTCTACAGCAGCAGTTTTAAGTTCGTTGAATAGAGTTTCACGTGTAGGGCCAGCAGCCTTGTTAATGTCACGTGTGACTGCACGGCGTACAATACGTGAACCTTTATTCAATGCTCCAGCAGCAGGGTCAAAAGTGTTGAATCCAGCATCCGCTACACCTGAAAAGAACTGTGCAGAACCAGAAGTAAAATAGTTGTCCACTTCTTTAGCGTTAGACCAGTCAAGTTTGTCTGTACCTTGTACACCTGGAACCCAGTCACCAATAGCACCAACAAGTGCACGACCTGGACTAATGCCACGTCGCCAGTCAGTTTCAGAAGTAAGACCCTTTTTGGTGTCTTCAAAAGTTTTAGTGAAGCGTTCAGTAACACTAGCATTCTTATTCTGCTCACGATACTTGCTATTTGTTTCCATGAGGGCAGCAGTAAGTGCTGGGGCAGCATAGTCACGGTATGGTGTGGCAAGGTAGTTAAGAACTTCCATAGGCTTATCTAGTGAGCCTAAAACTTTCTTGCCTACTCCAGAACCTACAACATCTTCAACAACATTTCCGACAGCATTCTTTGCTTTTTCGAAAGGATTATTAGGATTATCGGCAATGTAATTTAAAGGATTTTGAATATCCACTACTTACCAATCCTTTGACTATTATTCAATATTGAAAGTTCATTTAAAAAAGCATTACGGTCATCATCTGATTGCCAGTTAATTGAAGCAAAAGGGAACACAATGTGGGCATTTTCTGCACCGAACATATTTGTGAATGCCGCAATATGCTTCACTAGACTCATTGAGTATTCCTTGCCTCTGTTTTAACGTAGTTCCAAAA